TAAGAGTCACAACCAAATGAGCCTAAATGTTCGTTGCCAGGAAAGAACCTACCATTCTTTCTAATGACATTATTTTGAAGAGAGTGTTTAGGTAAGTAAGTTACAAAAAATCTACCTCTTTTATTTGGGGTCCATATAACTCTACTATCCTTTATTCCATTCTCCCAACTAAAAGAACCTTGAGTAATAAAATGTTCTTTTATAATACCGTCATTATAATCTATCTGCTGATATATTTTGGTTAAATTAAATATAGATTGCTTGCTTTCATCTCTAAACGCATGAGACTCAGAACGCGGAAACTGTCTATAATATTCATTTAACGCATCAGGGTCATGCTTTAAAGAAACAACTTCGTTTTCCCAGTAGTTAACTGCACCTTGATATATGTATTCATCATCAATACCTTTTACTTCTTGTTTAGGATTATCTAATACAGGCATACCATACCTATCTATAAAACCCTCCATGTTCCACTCCATAGGTATAAACAAAGAATATAATCCGCTTTTAGTTTGACCATTAGCATTTCTTACCTCACAATTAGAATCGTTATACAAGTTTTTAAAGTTTCTACCCCCTTTATCTAAAGCATTAGAAGTAGAGCCCATCATACATTTACCAATAACTTTACTTCCTAATCGTAAACAGGTTTTTGTAACACGCCAATTATTTAAAATATTCTCAGGCTTTTCCCATTTACCACTTTCATCATGTATTAAAAGCTGTAATTTTTCTCCATCATAACTATTGTCCGAAGTATTCTTCCAATCTATTGTGGTATCTAATCCTTCTAAAACTTCTTCTTCCACCTCAAACATATTTTTCTTTGTAATCTTGGAAGCAGGAACTCTATAAGCTAATTCAGTTTTAGGTTTATCCATACCATCCTGTATTGGTTTAAAAAAGAATGGATAATTGTTAGATATAGGAACAATTTTATCGGTAAACATTTTTTTAGCATCACTACCTGTTTTCGATAATATACCTATTCTTGCGTTTTTAGTAATAGTTCCTGTGTTCACTCCTTCACATGAACTCATAAAAGAAAACCCTGAACGTCTTATTTTTAAATAACACATTCCAAAGCTTCTTTTATCTGCCTTACATGCTTCCCAAAACAAATAAAATATTCTATTAGCTTCTCGAAAATCTGGATGACCTACATCTATTTTAGTCCACTGCAGATACATATAATGAGTACCTGTAATATAAGTAGGTTTTCCATTACTCATAAACCAAAAGCCCTGCTCTCTTCTATTGAACTCTTCTTCTATATAATCTATCCATTGGTTTTTAAAAGTAGAAGGAGCTTCGTGCCATTGAAATATTGTAGAAATTCTTTTTAAAACTTGGGGTATTTCTTTAACTTCCCAGTACTGTTCTTCTTTTTTTGGAGAACGTTTAAACACTTCTTTGGGAACTGCTGGTAAAGCTACTCTTAAACCAGATATGTAAAGTATTTCGCCAATAGTACCATCTTTTGAAATAATAACAATATCATATTTTTCATCATAACCATATCTCCATGTCCTTGCTTTATTTTTGCGAGACAATATGTTTGAAGGTACAATGCCCTTACATACATTATAAATACTATTTTGACTTTCTTTCTGCAAATCCTTTAGGTAAGTTATTTGTTTTTATTTCTCTTCCCTCAAGTTTATCTCGTTCTTCATCTATTCTTTTTAATATTTCAAAAGCATCAAAAATGGCAAGCTTTTTGGTAGCAGCTGCATTTTTTAATCTATCAGCAGCAAGCTCGTCATCTGGGTCAGGCTTTATAATTTTTTCTTTTGCAACATCAATTAATTCTTTGACAGCTTTTTCACCTGCATTTATTATTTCTAATTTAATTGCTTTTGTGTCCATTATTTAAAGTAATATTTTTAGTATACATCCTATAAAGCTTTTCATCATCTATTGTAAATTCATATTCACTATTCGGTTGAAAAGAAACTTTATCCCCTGGATGTACATTTAATTTTTCTAATTGTTCATTTCCATATTTGACAACACCCCATAAAGGTTCTTCTGTTTCAGCTACATCTATATACCTTTTTTTCATAGGTATAGGTTTTATAAAACAAAATTTATCATGGCTATACCACTTGCCATTTTGCTTATACATATAAAACTGAAAATTGTCAACTAAGAATAAATCATCTATAAGCCAACTTCTTCCACTTTTTTGCCTACCATAAATATCGTTATAATATTTAAAAACATTATGGTGTACAACAAGCGTGTCGCCTATTTTTATTTTACCCTGATAGTTAATAGGAGTGTTAACCACCGTAGCAAATCGTGTAGAAACTGTGTGGTCTTCTTCTGATGTACTTATGAAGAACTTTTTATCACCATAATATTTTATATTATCATAACGCCTATCGTTGTAGGGTTTTACTATAAAACAAAAAGGTGATTGCATTAAAAATTAATATTATATTCTAAGGATATAGGCAATGTGTTTTTAAATTCTTTCCACAATAAAATTTCTTTACTTTTAATAATCCAAATTTTATATGAATCAAATTCGTGGTCGTGTTGGATTAGATGAATTTGGTAGTTCCCCCCCAAAACATCTTGACCTACAATGTAGTGCATAGCTCCCGACTTATAGTCTGAGCCTATAGAAATTTTTCTTATATCCATTTAATTAAAATGTTGAGCCTACAGTTAAGACTCTGTAAAATATATTAAAATACATTGTCCCCGTACCCTGTGTAGGATTTGCAGCAGTTTCTAAAGTAACAGCAGTATTTTGCGCTATTACTGTGCTAACAGTTGGAGTAGTAATTTTAGTAACTAAATCAGCAGCAAAATTAGCAGATTGTACGGCCAATGTGCCAAAAGTACCTGAGCCAATTTTAACCGTTAAATCATTACCAAAATTAAATGCTGTATTTCCCGCGTCTAAAAACTGAGATATACTAATAATATCTATTACTTTACCAGCTCCAGGTGCTGCAATTAATGTAGCAGACTGTGTTCCTAAAGTTAATAAAGCGGCTGTATTTACAGTAACTTTAGCAACCAACGTATCAATACCAAATAAAGTTTGCATCTGTTCGATGGTAACCGTTTTTGTTTTTAATTCATTTTCTGCATCTGTGATTATCAGATAATCAGCTGAATCTAAGTTTGATATTGATGGGTATGCGGATGTGTTACTTATTTTCGCCATTTTCTTTTGGTTCTTCTGGGTCTTTTACTTCTCCAGTCCTTAAATCAATAATTGCGTTTTCGCCGTATTCTTTAATTAATTCTTTTTCTAAATCATTAAACTCTCCTTGAATTACTTCTACTACAGGAACAGTATTAAATAAACCAATTACGGTGTCAGCAATTTTAATTTTAGCTTGTAAAAACTTTTGATTTAATTCCTGAACTTTTTTTAGTTCTTCTTCTTTTAACTTTTTGTTTGCCATTACATTAAATTTAATTTGTTAAACATTATACAAATATAGGTATTTTATTTTTGATTATGGGGGAGTTATAGGTGTGCCAATTATATTATTTATTTTATTCGATGCTCTGGCATTTACTTCATCTATTTTTGTGTTTACAACACCAATAACATCATTATCATATCCCTCAGTATAATCTATTACTAAACGTATAGGATATGTAGTGCTTTTCATTCTTGCACCTGACTGAAATGTGGTATTAAGAGTAGGTGTTGAGGCGTCATAATCATAGCTCTTATTTACAAGGGCTACATTTAAGTAACCATTAGTGTTCATATCAGTCACTCCTGCCGAGTTAATTGTAAACTGATTTGGTGTTGAGGTGCTTGTGCTCCAAGAAGAAATAGAGCTTTGAGAATATGGTTGACTAAAATCTAAATCATTATACATAGCAGTAGTCAGTGTTGTTGTGCCTCCACTTCCTCCCCATGCTGTAGACTCAACTATATAAGCATCACTTGTGCTTTGAGAATAACCATATATTTGCAAGGTTGCTGAGTTTATTGTACCTGGAACAGATGATACATCAAAAAACAAAAATGTTCTGTAAATACTTCCACTTACACCGCTTCTACCAAAAGCGTGAGACGCCCTTATTGCTTGTGATTGGCTTGATGTGCTGGTAAAAGTAGTGGCTTGAGTACCAGTACTTGCATTTCGTACATCAGTAAGCCAGTTACTTATATTAAACTGAAAGTTTCCTATTCTTCCTTGTAAACCCGCTGTGACGTTTTGTGTTGGCATAATTAATATTGTTTCTGAGGAAGATAATAAATGTTTTTAGTATAATAATTATTTTCAGGCGGGGTTATATCTATGTGTTCATAAGCAACTTCTTCAATTCCAAAACTATTTGAAGCCTCGGTTTTACCATTCCACCATGTTGCAACGCCCCCTTCTTTTACCAAGCTTGGTAGATGTCCCCCAAAAGAATTAACATCTTCATCACCATAAGTATCATAAAATACACCATCATATTCTGACAAGACCGAAAGGTTGTCTATCCAAGAGCCTTCAATAATAGTTACATTACTTTTTCCTTGAGCCCACTCTTTTGCTTTGACAATTATTTGGGGATGATTTTCTACTATCGTATGTGAAGCGGGATTGTTTTGTTGAATATAGTTTGCACTTATACCCATACCAAAACCTATCTCTAATATATCTCCTCCATTGATGCACACATAATCTGCATGTTTCTTCATAAGACCATCTTCCCAATTCATCATAACTTGATGCTCCTCATTAGCCTCGTCTATGAAGTAAATTTTATTTTCTTCAAATATTAATGTTCTTTCCGTATAATTCATACTTAATTGTTTTTAACCCAAGTATTATCAGGGCAAAAGTAAATATCATCACTACTTATTGCATATCCTAAAACTCTTGCGTAAGAGTTTGTAGCTGTAGGTACAGTAGTAGTAAACGTACCAGAAGTAGAAGATAAATATAAAGGAGACCCTAATTGGTATCCATGTGAAGCTTTTCTAAACACTCCGTGTGTCAACATACCATTGTTAGAACTTGAGCCTGTAGCAACAGCTAAGAGCCTTATAGCATTTGCTGAAGTATTAGCTACGCTTATCCAAGAACCAAAAGAGGACATTGCATATACAGTGCCTGCTGTCACACTTGTTGTGCCCGCAGATATAGATAAACCGCTTCCGCCTGACCCGCTTGCCGCTGCTTGAGACATTAGAATCTGAGACGCAGAACCTAACGACATGTCTGTATTTGCAGCTAAAGAAATTTCATTTGCGGTTACAGAAACTAAATCATCGTCAATTGAAAATTGATTTTTGCCGACAGTTATAAACTTAATTAATGCAGTATCATCATTTTCCTCTGTATCACCTATTAATAAAGTTTGTGAGCTTCCTGAATTTGATAAAACTCTTTGACCTCCCGCTCCTGAAAATTGTGCTCCAAACCAAAAGTCTCCTCCTTCTACAGCAAAATCCCCTGTAGCTTGGGCGTTAGTTCCATTATCAAAAATTGAAGAGTTAGCTAAATTAATAGAACCAGTAAATCTTGGAACCCTGTTTACGGTTGCTCCTGAAGTAATAGTATTACCTGCATTAGTTGTATAACCAGCTCCATTAGTTAACTGGTTGTTGTTGGTTATTCCATTAGTTATAGTAACAGTATTTCCTGAACGAGCAGTAGTTATATTGGTGCCACCAGCAATATCTACCGTTTCTCCATCATCTATTGTTGCGGTACCACCACTATCAGCTGTTAACTTCCAACTGCTCATTGTCCCACTTCCAGTAGCATTGAAAGTAATGGTTTCATTACTACCTTGATTTAATGTAAATGAACCACCTCCAGTTAACCCTGTTCCTGCAGTTAATGTTATCGTGTTGTTGTTTACTGTAGGACTGGTAGGCATTGTTACCGTCTTAACATTTATAGCAGTAACATGTCCTGTAGCATTTGAAGTTACACTATCTACCGCTGTGAATGTTCCTCCAGAACCTGGAGAATCTGTACTGGTTGTATCGGTTCTTGATGTGTTATCATGATTTATAGTTCCAGAAGTAGTAATAGGGCCTCCCGATAAATATGTACCTGTAGCTACTGAAGTTACAGTACCACCACTATCACTGTCTGGAGAAGTAATAGTCATTACATAAGGGTCAGCCGATGTTCCAGTACCAGATAAATTAGTTCCTAATGTACCAGTAGCTGCTACAAATTTTAAATATTTATTAGTACTTCCGCTTAAAGTTTTGTCATCATCATCATCATCTCTTACAACCCACTCGGTAAATGTTTCTGGTACATTTGGAGAATCATTAGTTATCGTAATTGTACCACTTGATGTAATAGGTGAACCTGAAACAGATATGCCTGTTCCTCCACTTATAGCTACTGAAGTAACTGTTCCATCATTATTAGTAAAAGGCAATTCTGATACATTATAATAATCTACATTGTTTGAGCCGTCACTAAGAGGAAGATGCCAAGTTCCTGCAGGTGTTCCTGAGCCAGCACCAGCAGCTAAAATAAAGTTATCTGTACCTGCATAATCTACAGCAAGCGTAGCGATACCCGATGTTGCACCGCCTTGTAAACCAGCGCCCGAGGCAACGGCTGTAATATCGCCAGTATTATTGGTAAACGGTAAATCGGAAACATTTGCATAAGATACTGTGCCGTCGACAGAGTACCATATTGCTGCTCCCGTATCGACAGTGTTACCTGTCGCATTTGTTGCAGACAAGATTGCATTGTCATTCCCCGAATAGTCTATATTTACTGTAGGTGACGTAGCTGTTCCTGTTAGTGAAATTCCAGTACCCTCGTTTACACCTGTTACAGAACCACTTCCCGTACCTGCTCCTATTAAATTTCTTACCTCCGCAGCTGTAATACCTGTGTTTAGCGAGGGTGTAGAGCCATCAGATAAAATAGCTGGTGTTCCTGTGTCATTTATTACACCTAAATTACTTCTTGCGTCAGCAGCGTTTGATGCACCAGTACCACCATTAGCCACAGATAAATCAGTACCACTCCAGTCATCATTGCTTATGGACAATGTGCCTCCTAATGTAAGTATTGGTGTTGAGGTAGAACCATTATCTGATAATGTTATTCCATTAACACTACCAGTACCAGTAACAGACTGTACAGTTCCTTGTGGAACACCTGCGACTTGAGTATCTACATAATTTTTAGACGCAGCATCTGTTGCAGCTGTTACGGTGTCAATACCTTGTATTCTTCCAGTACCCCCTAAAACAATGTCACCACCATTAACATTTAAATCACCTGTAATTACAAAACTATCTACTTCATTATAAGATTCTGAATTACCACCAAACGAAGCTTCGTTTGTAACTCCCGATGTAACAACTTGAAATGGAGTTCCTGCACTTAATTTTGCGCGACCAGTAAAATAACCCCCTGATGTTTCTGGATAAGCATTACCTGTATACTTAATAGCTATATAACTATTACTGTTGTAAGTACAAGAAATTAATCGGTAATCTTCTGAATCTTGTATAACTTGAAGTGTGGCTAAACAACCACCGAACATTTGACTTGAACCTGATGTGACTATAACATCTAAGGATACCGCTTGATAATTACCAGAAGTTCGGTCTATACGAATCGTTCCATTAATATCATTGCTTGCGGCATTTCTACATAATAAAATATATTGAGTAGAAGCATTATCAACCATATCAAAACGATAGTTGACATAGTGGTCCTCCTGCATGTTTATTCTACCATCCAGGTTTATATTTTCGTCAGTGGTTGTGTCCGCTAAAAATCGAATCGGCATATTAAATTAAATTTAAGACACCTTCGTAATCAATATTTTAATATCGTTTGCTGATGGTGCTGTTGTAAAATCTACTGTTACTTGGTTTACAGTATTTCTCGTCACATCTGCATAAACAGTATCATAAGAACTGGCATCATACAGCTGAACCATTACATCCCTGGTTCCCAAGTTGTGAGTTACCGCTATTGAAGTTGCTCCTCCAATAAGGGCCGAATATTGTTCGTTAGACGCAATACATGTGCTAACTGCAGTACAGAAATCAGAAACCTGAGATGCTGTAATATCAATGTCTTGTGAACTAAGCGAAGTTAATAAACCTTTTGCAGTTACAGTAGCAGAAAGTGATTTACCTGCACCACCATAAGAACCTGCACTTACGCCAGTGTTATCTAATGTTACAAATCCGTTAGCAGTTACTCCAAAGTTTGCACTGTCAAAACCAGCTACACCTTTTTGTGTTGCACCATCTGTAGCACCTGCTCCTGCAACATTTTGGTCTTGAATAACTACTGTGTAAACTGTTTGCGCTGGATTAGAACTTGCACTAATATCTTGATTTGCAAATATTAAATCACCAACCTCCAGTGTTTCCGAATAAAATGCCGTACCAGCGGTAGTTACTACAAAGAAGTCACCTAAGTCTAATGCTATGTTACTTGCTCCATCTAATGAACCATTACCCGCACCTAAATCTGTCGTTAAACCAGTGTTTGCATTATATCCTCCTTTAAACTGTCCAACGCCAGCAATAAGTGATTGAACTTGTCCTAAGTTAACACCATCTGTAGCAGCAGTACCTGCAGCTACATCCAATAGCTTGTTTGCGCCAAAGTCTACATCTGCTTCTGCATCACCCCATTGGTCTAAGTGTACATTGCTATATAATATTTTTTCGTTAGCTGTTCCATCTACACCTACTAAGAAGTCTGCAGCAGGGTCAATAGTTGTAACTGTGTTTAATTCAGCTAAATCAAGATTAACTGTAACAGTACGCCCTGACTCTGCTGTGTCAATACCAGTAGAACCAGATACCGTCACTGTATTACCATTACCAACTGAAGACGAACCTGAGTCAGCAGCTATAGTCCAGTTATCCATAGTACCTGTACCACCAGTATATGCTATGGTTACTTGACCACTACCATTATTTGTAGTAGATATATTTGCTCCCGCAGCAATAGTTATAGTGTCTTGGTCTGTAATTGTAGAATCACTACCAGTTGTTGCAGCTAAAGTAATACTGTTGAATGGTAATGTGTTAGTTACAGTTAATGTATCAGTTGCTGAAGCAGCGGTTGAAATACCTGTACCACCAGCAATATCTACTGTATTACCATCACTAATTGTTTGGTTAGTTCCACTGTCTCCTGAAAGAGTCCATGAGGTCATTGTTCCAGCGCCACCATCTGATGCTGCCGTAATACGTCCTTGTTGGTCTACTGTTATGTTTGCAGATGTGTACGAACCAGGAGTTACAGCTGTGTCATCTAAGTCTATAGTAAGAGTTCCTGTTGTACCCGAACCAGCCAATGAAGTAGTAATACCTGTATCCCCTTGGAAAGAAACTGTGTTTCCACTATTTATTGTTTTAGGAGTAGCACTACCACCATCTGCCGCTGCAATCCAAGTATAACTTTCTGCACTTGGCATTGTAATAGTCTCTACATCTACAGCTGTCACGTGACCAGTAGAGTTTGTTGTAACACTACCAATAACATCAAATGTACCACCATATCCAGGCGAAGCTGAACTTGTAGTATCACTTCTTGATGTTGTATCGTGATTAACCGTTAATGTATCTGTAGCAGAAGCTGCTGTTGAAATGTAAGTACCACCCGCTATATCAACTGTGTTACCGTCTGAAATAGTTTGTGAAGAACCACTGTCTCCACTTAATGTCCAAGATGACATTGTTCCTGGAGCTGTTCCTGAACTTGCTGCAGTTAATCGACCTTGTTGGTCAACTGTAATACTTGCATAGGTATAAGAACCTGGAGTTACCGCAGTATCGTCTAAGTTAATAGTCAACGTATCTGTTGCACTTGCTACAGTAGAAATGGCTGTTCCTCCAGCAAATGTCGCAGTATTAGTTGAATTAATAGTTTGATTAGAACCACTGTCCCCAGCAAGAACCCAGTTAGCATATCCACTTAAAGTGGCAGCGATTGTTACTCCTCCTGAACCGTTACCAGTAGCTGTAATACCAGAGCCCGCAATAATTGTTGCAGTTCCTCCGTTAGATATTGTAGAAGAACTACCTGATGAACCAGCAAAAGTCCAAGAACTCATAGTTCCCGCACCTATATCTGAAAGTATTTGTGCTTTTGTTCGTCTTTCTATTAGACCTGAAGTAGATACCAATATACCGTCATAGGCGTTATTAGCATCCTGGTTTATTGTTGCGGTTACTGTACCGTCAATATTAAGTGCGTTTAAAAATCTTATTGCCATTTCTTTTTACTTTATTAATTAAATATTGCAACACCATCAAAGTTGTTTGTAAAATCAAGTCTAACTTGGCTGGTGCTTATATATGTTACTTTACATTCTATTTCTTCAGTAGGGTTAGCTTGAGTTCCTAAACTCACGCTTACAGCGGGGTACTTATTCAACGCATGAGTTACTACATAAGAGTTACTACCTGTTAGCAAAGCACTCACTTCATTCTTATCTCCACTGCTTCCTACATACTGAAGCAAAGATATAAAATAATCTTTTTTGTCTGTTAAGCCCCCATTGCCTGAAATGTATGTTAAATTGATGTCATAGAAGCCTGCGGATTTTAGGGCTGAACTATCCCATTTATATATAGCCCAGTTAGTTATATCATCACATTGAGTAATTAAAACGTCGGAACCAGTTAGAGGTGAGTTGTACCAAGTGGACACATCTATATTTAATCCGCCTTGGTTCTCAGCATAAGCGCTTAAAACAAAAGTTGTAATTCCAGAGAAAGACACTTGATATGCTCCACCTGTAGCAAATGTTATAGACATAGGTGGTCTGGCCGTACCACCCGATGGATTTACCATGTCATACTGATATCTAAATAATTGAGATTCTGCAGCTGTTTTGTTTATAAAAGCGGCTACATCTCCTGCTGTAAAATTTTTAGTCTGCCAATTATTCTGTGAGTCAGAACCAATCCACTTATCTGCAGCAACAATATCTGTATCCTTGACGTATGTAGCAATTCTTGCCATTCAATTATTTTTTAATAGATTTTCCTTTTTCGTAGGACCTTCCTCCAAAATATGCTGCCGTGATTGTTATAAGCAACATTTTGAG